CCTCAGCTGAGTCCCAAGGACGAAGTTTTGTAACACCATCGTTACGTGTGAAGCGGCATACACCTGTGTGTCCAAAGTGCGTGTCGCTTACTAAGAATACACTTGGCATATTCGCCTCCTTTCATTAATAAGTTTCTTTGATAATTTTAAATTCGGTTGTTGGGTACTTTGCTTTGAACTCTTCGGTTTTAACAAAATCGTTAAATTCTTTTGCATTGAAAAACATACGATGAAACACGGACTTGTGATCCAAAGTAGTTACTGTGAGATAAATCGATTTCGCTTTGCCAGCCATTGAGTACCTTTCATTGTTTAAGTAGTTATTATACTACTTATTCCGCAGTCAGTCAACCGATCTAAATGTGCGCCAATCGTCGATGTTGGGCTTTTCGTCCAGGTCGTAGGTCCAACCCAAGGCTTTCATCATCCGGTGCTTAACGAGCAGATTAGGGCTTCTAAACCGCCCTGTATCCTGAAATCCAAGCATTACACCCAGCTCGCATACAGCGCCGCTACGACAAATTCCGGCAAAACAATGTACAACAACATTCATTCGATTTTCCAAAGCGTGTTGTAATAGAGCCACAAGTTGATTAGCTTGTTCTTGACTGCACTTCATTTCTTCTTCTAGCACTTCGTCATTTTCTTCTACATCCAAAAATTCAAAGTTGTGGCGCTCTTTGAATTGGTGTTTGGCTTCAGGTCGCCAGCTTGCAGGATCAGTAATGCTGATCAGCATACTATTAGGGCCAGCATCGTGATGGAATCCAATTGGGATATCACTTGCGGCTACGTTTTCAATCCAAGGCATTATACCCTCCAAATTTCTTTGAAACCCTCTTCGTTAGTAGGGTATTCAAAATTATCGATCATTCCTTGCACAACTTCCCAAGGTATCTCTTTGCCTGGCCTACTGGCCAAACGTTCTTTTAATACTTCTATCGCAGGTGTTGGAAATACCACAGCAATGTGATAGTAGTCCGGAAGCATATTGAACTTACGGGCACGGCTAGCGATAGTAGTACTAGTTTGATCCCAAATTACATCGCGACCTGCTGTTCTAGCATCTACAACTTCCTGCGCCATTAGTTCAACTGCTCGAGGCATAAACTCCTTAAACACTTCTGAATAAGTCTTGCCCTGTTGTTTAGCGTAAACTATTACATGATGGTCGGTACTTACATACTCCATGCCTAGGATCCAATTTTGGCTCTTGGTCCAAGTACTTTTACCTGCGGCAGGTACTCCAATTAATTGGTAACACTTAGGCACGTTTAAGTCTTTCGCTAAGGGTTTGACAATCGATGCAGGTCATGCACCCACGTAATGCTTGCTGTCTAGCCAAAGGAATTTCTTCACCGCACTCATTACAATGGCTTAAACTTGGGCCAGTAGGAATACTAGCTCTAATTTTCGCCACTGCATCTGCACTCAAAGTAGTGGATAGCAACTGCGCTTGATCCGCTTCCTCTAAGTTATCACCTTGTATACTTTCATATTCTCTCATTACTGCTCCTTAATGTACTGATTCTTTTGCGTCTACTTCGCATTCAACCACCCAGTGCTTGAACTCAGTGAACTTATTTACTTCAATACCCAAGCCAACCGCCTCGTTGACAAAATGTTGCAACAGGGCATTGTACAGCTCGTCGGGCATGGTTTCTTTATCAAACCGAATCTTCATACACGTTCCTTTTTAACCCGGCCAATGCGACTGGCCTTGTTCCAATCATATGTAACACCGTCTGGACACTTTCCGTCCGCAACTGTATCTACACCAAAACGTCCTACCACTTCAAATTCAGGGCCTTTGATTGTTACAAAGACTCCAACTGCTTTGGCAAATGCCATCGCTTCATTCAATGTGATAAAACGATCTAATTCTACTTCATTACGAATAACTTTATACATTCTTTTCTTTCTTTCTCTTTCTATATGTTTCATTGTTACAGTAAGGCCAAATTGCTGGAATTACTGCTTCTTCAATAGCACTAATTTGTTCAGCGGACAAATGGTCCAAATTCCAAACTAATACTTCTAGTGTATCTACATCTACCTTGTGTGTCACCGGAAAGTCTAGCACACCTGGTGCTACACGCTTTTTGCCAATCTTTACATAGTGACTTGGAATTGCTTCCACACCTTCAATAATGTATTTGCATACACCTTCTTTCCAGCCTTCTGGAAACATCCATTTAGGTTCTACTTTTTCAACTGGAGTACTGTACAGTTCTGCCAGATTTACATCCAATTTTGGACGGTGTGTTTGGTGACGATTAATAACTGTATTAGTCGCCGCCTTCCCGAAATAAAAATTTACTTTGGGATAGATGTAATATAAGCCTCTGTGGTTGCCCACTTCGCCTCTATTAATTGCGCCTTCGGTTGTTGAATAAGGTTCAACCCATTCAAAACCCAACTGCTCAAATACTTGCTTGATTTGGTTAATCATTTTACCATCAACCCAACCATTTCAAAGTACTCGCTGTGCGGTACATAAAAATCAGTGCGAGGATCGTAATACTTACCTTCTTTTGGATCGTAGTACAATACCCGGCCATTAAAATTAAAAGGGCCTTCCAAACCTTTGCGGGGTCCATAACCTTCTGGCATATTTGGAACAACTTTATAACCCATTTCAACTCCTGTTTTGCTAATATGTGTATATTATACAGTCAAAAGAAAGTCCTGTCAACCACTAGGCTAACAGGACTGGTGTTGTAATAAAACAACGAATTAGGTGCAGGGTTTCCACCTGCTTCCACCTCGCTTTTGAGTATGCGTGTCCAATACTGTAATTATTTTTGTGTCAGGAAATTACAAACCCCGGATACACAGCCCATCCCACATTTCGTGTATCGCGGATGCTGGATTCTCAGCCTAGGCTAAGGTGGGCCAGCAGTTACTTACAGAGCGTAACGATCACTCATTACAGTCTTAAGCATAATGCCTTCTGGAGTGAACTGGTCCATGTCAGCGGCTAGCAAGCTAGTCATGATTGATGGACTGAATCCACTTACCAATGCGGCACCACTCTTGTCTGCCTTAACAGGTACGTTGTCTGAACTGTTTAGGTTCCAGAAAACAATCTGTGGCACAGTATAACCTGCGGCTTCGAACTTGCGTTCGATCATTTGCATTGCGCTGTCGTCGTAACGGGCGCATTGGTTGAACTGCATGTCTGACAAGATCAGCAACATGGCTGGCATGTCGCTAGCTGGTACTGAACCCTTAACTGCAACGCTTAGGATCTTGTCCATAGCGGCATGCAAGTTAGTGCTCATGTTCCAATCACTCTTGCTCATTTGAGCAACCTTGTCAACAATGTTACCCTTTAGAGTAACAAGTTCTGGCTTGTCTGAGAAAGTCAAGAAAGTGTCCTTGAACACGCCCTTGTTCTTATCTGCTAGGTACAAGCCCAAGCTGATTGAAACGTCCATGCAAGTCACATTAGTGTTCTTTCCTGCTGGGCAAGACATAGAACCGCTAACGTCTACGATTGGCATGATGCTAGCATCACCCACGTAGTTTGGCAAGCTGTCCCATTGTGCGATCACATGGTCAGTTTCTGTCTTGTCCAACTTGGAAGGACCGTATGTATTGATCACGCCCTTAAGGACATCGTGTGGGAAAATTGCCGAAGCATTAACCTTCACTGATGGATCCTTAGCTACCAACTTGGCCACATACTCAGCGAATGCTGGGCTGTGACGGTTGAATGCCTTCTTGTATAGTCGAGACGCTACAGAAGGAACGTGACTGAAGTTGATGTTATCCCAATCTCCTGCACACATTTGGGTTTCAACAACCTTTGTCATTTCTACCAATGACTTGCGGTACTGCTTTGGAGACATTCCGAAGAATGCTCGCACTTCAGCCGCAATCTTACCCTTACGAGGAGTCCACTTGGCCGCCAAACCGTTACGTTCACGCAAGGCATCGCCAAGCATAGTGTAAGCGGCTGACTTTAGAACTGGGTCTTGGAAGACAAAGATGTCATCCCAACGACCTACTTCTGGAATCTTCTTTAGAAGAGCCAAAGCGGCGTCTGGGTCACGCTTTTCTAGATGAACTAGAATATCGCGGAACAACTGACGTTCACCTGCACCACCACGGACATCACGTGCCCATTGTGCGATGCGTAGTGCTACGTCTTCGTTTTCAACGTAAGCCGCGGTGAACTCACGAGTGATGTCCTTACCACGGCTTGCGCCGATGTTGTAAAACAAGTCAACACAAGCCTTAGCTGTGGACTTACGAGCCTTCATACCGTTAGCGGTACGGGCTTCTTGGTTCGCTACTGCGTCTACAAATGCGTTCATTTTAATTACCTTTACAGAATGTATTTTTTTCAGATTATGGTTGAAAATTGAAGTTGCTGTTAACATTCTAAATTTAACAGGATGAGCGTGCCAATTTTTTTAGTATTCTGGTCTGGCCAATTATAGCACCCAGACCCTATCAACATTCATGTTGCCTATCTAGTAATTGTGTCTGCTACTAGAAACATAGTATGTCTTTCCATGCTGTCAACTATTCCATCGCCGCTTAGTTTCCTAAGAGTATTTCTACTGTCCTTCGACCAACTTCAATAGCAGTAAGTTAAGTATGTTTTAAATTGCTGTAGTCATCCTATGACTTAACAGGATCGTTGTCGACTGCTTTTTACAAGGCCATCACTCTTGTTGCGTTAGTATGTTTCAATAGCTACCTTCAATGCCAGCCGGATAATTAAACCCTTCGACTCCAGTAGACTACCACAGTGACCAACAGTTCATATAATATGAAAATTGCTGTGCCGATCCTAAAACTCTTCGCTAGCATTACTGCTTGCTATGTATCTATTATATTGCCTTTTCTTATGAAAGTCATTACATTTTGGTAAAACAGGATACATTTTCTTTTTAGCCAAAAGTTAATTGCTGTTAGTATCCTAATTTCGGGGCCACAAGGTTGTGACGCTTCCACCAACTAGTTAGAATGAACTAGTACATGTTTGGAGCAACGGACAGGATTTGAACCGGTGGTTTTACGGATTTGCAATCCGTTGCCTTGGGCCTCTCTGCCACCGTTGCA